GCCGGACAGCGTGACGCGCACCGCCTTGCGGTTCTGGTAGCGGAAGGTCACGGAGCCGTCCGGGTTGATGACGGGAGACTCGACGCTGGCCCCGTTGAACAGGTACGGGGATAAAAACGAAATGTATTACCTGGTAGATGGTGGTAGGTATAGCTAACTCTCTCAGTTAAAGGTAGATATTCAAATTTGGGCGGCCCCCTGTTGCAAAAACAAAATGTGACGAGGGCCGCACTTTCGTGTTACAGAGCCCCCTTTGTAAAACGCACCGTTTTAACGCCATTTTAACCCCTCCCCTGAAAGACCGCCGGATCCAGCGCATAAACGGCCTTAAAACGCCTTGTATTGGCCATTATGCGCTCGATCAGGAGATGTCGCCCGGGTGTTTTATAAACACTCTGACCACCGGCCGATCTGGCCGATAACTGGCCCAAAAGCATGATATTGTAAAACGATAAATTTCCAGCTTAGGGGGACAGTTAGGGAGACACTTAGGGGGACAAAAATCAAAGAATATAAAACGAAATGTGTCTATTAGGGGGACACTTAGGGGGACAAATTCGTGCAAAAAAATCGCTGAGTTGCATGTGTAAACGACATAAAAAAGGCCGTTTTTGCAAAAAAAACGGCTGAGTTGCACCCTTTTTTACATGGTTTTTGTGGCGAGTTTTTTATTTAATATGCGGAAAATCAGCCATTTAGCCTAAAAAGGTGGTAAAAATACGTGGAAAATCCCGTTTTTACTGCATTGCGTGAAAGGTGATGCTGGCCTTCACCAGGGCGAGAGCAGTGACTGATCCCGCCGGAATGTCAACCGGCTCATAGAACTCATTGGAGCTCACCAGGCGGATGTGTCCCTCGATCGGAGAGCGTTTGATGTACTTCACCACGGTGTAGGAGTCACTTCCGATCGTGTAGGAGAGCAGATAGATCTGCCCCCAGAGAATCCCATCAGGCGAGAAATCCGTCTTCTTATATATAATGATGTCGCCACTCTTGAGGAGAGGCGTCATCGAATCCCCTTTTACATAGACGGCGCCGTCCACCGCCGGAAGGTTCGGAACCCGGATGTGATCCGCCGGCTCCTGTGGTGTGTTGCTGAAGATCTCAACCAGGCCAGCTGTGGCGGTGAGATCATAGAGGGGAATATCCTGATCAGCTAGCAGCCGATCGGTCCTCAGCTGGAAGGTTCGAGCTGGTGATGCCTCCTGCGCTGATTTCAGCATCTCTCCTTCTCCTGTAATCAGCCAAACTCGATCTATGTCTTGAAAAGAACTCAATATCTTCTCAACACTTTTTTTCCCGAGATCGTAGTCTCCCCTTCTCGCATTGTTCAATAAACCAACAGACAGCCCGGCCTTGACAGTCATTTGATTGTCATTTATACCGGCTGCCGCCATATATTTATCAAGTCTGTCGATAATTCTCATATAATGTTGAGAAAAAATCTGCAAAAATATTTTGCGGTATTGAAAAAAACTCTATATTTGCAGTTGAAAATCCAACCGCAAAGGTGAGAAAAACGCACAAAAAAAGCAAATGAAGAAGTCAATCAAAGTGAAACCGGCCCTGATCGATCGCCTCGTGGATGTCTACGATGTCTCGCAGCAGTTCGTGTACTATGCGCTGAGCTTCGACAGGAACGGCGAGAAAGCGGAGGCGATCCGCCGCGCGGCGCTCCAGCTCGGCGGCGTGTATGTCGAGGAGGGCTTCGTGCCGACCTGCAGCATTGAGCGAACCAGGGACGGATTCCGGCAGATCTTCGCCGACGATGTGGTCCTGAATATCAATCTGAAGGACAGCTCCGCGGAGCTTACCCACCGCGGCGTCATCGTCCACTCCGCGATCAACGTGACGCTCGACGACTGGACCATCCTTGCGATGAAGGCCCAGCAGCTTGGGCAGGACTGTAGACTCTCAATCCCTGCGTAACTATGGCAGCTATCGAATACTCTCCGACCCTCTACGGCACCTGTCTGGTGCTCACCAAGGAAGAAGCTCTCCGGATCAAGCCGCTGGTGCTGAAGGCTTATGCAAAAGCCCGCGAGAATCGGGATGAGTACCAGGACCGCGTCGACAGCGGCTACGCCACCAAAATGGAGGAGACCCTGCTGATGAAGAATGAGGAGGCCACGATAGCTTTCAAGACTATTGCTGACGAAATCGAACATTTAATCAACTACTGATATGAAACGTAAAATCGTAAACGCCCTGCTGATCGCCGGCTTTATCGCCTGCGTGCTCTTCGCCGTCAAGTGGGACGGATGCAAGGCTCTTGCTCCTTTCTTTGGGGCCGTCGCACTTGGAATTGCCCTCATCGACTACAACACTGACTACATCAGAAACTATTGAGGTTGTGCTAGGCCTTTTGGCCGGGAATGACGTCCGGGTCTGAATAACTTGTCAGACATGAATTTGAGATTATAGGTTTTAGTATTACGACGCCCCCGGGGTGATGACCCGGCGCCCCGGGGTTTATCGGAAAATCCTCGACGCTGTGACAGCGTCCCCTTTCGGTTAGAAGACCGAGTTCATCATTTCTTTCGTTTCATTACCGGCCGGTGGTGGCTGACCCTGCTACCGGTCACAAAATGGGGGAGATAGTCCGGTTAAAAGGATAGACCGGAAGCTCGTTAGCAGAACGGTGAAAAGCCGTCCATACCTGGAGCCCTGGGACATTAGGCGGTTCGAGTCCACCCCCCACAATTAAAGAAATTTAAAAACTATCCGTCGAGAGACGTAATACCCAATCGATCGCCAAAGCCCGGGAATCGGGTGCGAGGCGGGATCTGTCAGCAAGCAGCTGCCTCGCAAAATGACAGGATGGACTATCGCTAAGTGAATTATATGTGAACCCTTTTCGTAGCTTGCGATATTGGCCATGGGCAGTGGTTCGACCTCCCTGCACTGTCACCAAAAGACAAAAATAGACCATCATAATGGAATCACACGACGGCATCATATACGTCACAGTCCAGGAGCTCACCGACGACGCAACCGGTGCGCCGGTTATCAGCTACGATAACTATCGCAAACTAGTTACACGCCGACGGATCTCCCAGGGGCGCCAGGGCAAAGGGATGGGCAGCTATGCCCTGATCGTCTACGAGTCCCTGCCGGTCCGCTTCAAGGAGCGCTACGTCGAGAAGTACGGCGACCCGCGCAAGCAGCTGCAGGAAACCAAGGAGACGGCGCCTGTCGTGATGGACGAGAAGGCACGCTCATTCTTCGAGCATTACGTGCTTCCGGACGGCTCCCACATCAAGAGCGACAAGATCGACGAGTTCACGGTGAACGCCTCCGTGCTCAATGAGCTTATGGAGATGGAGAACACCCAGCGCGCCGAGCATCACAAGGCCGGCAATTCGACGCCGGTCAACTGGCCTCCGATCTACGAGCGCTGCGAGGCCCTGCGCGACATCTCCGTGCACACCCTTCCTAAGAATATCTCCCGCCTGCGCGAGAAGCTGCGCGACTACCGCCGCTTCGGCTATTCCTCCCTGGTCTCCGGGCGCCTGGTCAATGCCAATGCCGGCAAGATGACCGACGAGGTGATCGACTTCCTCGTGGCGCTCAAGTGCTCCCGCGTGCCGGTGTATAACAACGCGCAGATCCTGGAGCGATACAACCTTGAGGCCATTCGCCGCGGCTGGAAGGCCGTCAAGACGCAGGCCACCATCACGAACACCTTAAACCGGCCCGACGTGCGCCCCCGCTGGGAGGGATCCTCCCTGGGCAGCCTCACGGCCAAACGCAAATACCAGTATCAGTTCGCTACCTCCCTGCCGACCGTGCGCGACGCGCTGTGGTATGGTGACGGTACGCGGCTGAACCTCTTCTACAAGGCCTACGTGGACGGCCGCTACCGCATCGCCACGCTCTACGTGTTCGAGGTGATCGACGCCGCCACCGAGGTCTTCCTGGGCTGCAACATCGGCACGACGGAGAACTTCGAGATGATGCGCGAGGCCTACCGCGACGCGCTCGTCTTCGCTGGCCACAAGCCCTACGAGCTGGTGAGCGATAACCAGGGCGGCACCAAGCGCGCCGACGCGCAGGAGTGGCTCTCGAAGATCGCCACCGTCTTCCGTCCCACCGCGCCGCACCAGCCGTCCGCGAAGACCATCGAGTCGGTCTTCGGCCGCTTCCAGGCGCAGGAGCTCCACAAGAGCTGGTTCTACACCGGCGGCAACGTCACAGCCCGAAGCGAAGCTGCGCGCATCAACCGCGAACTGATTGAGAAGAACGTCGACGCCCTTCCTACCTACGAGCAGGTGGTCTCCGCATACATGGACGCCCGGAAGCGCTGGAATGAGTCCGCGCACCCGGACGTCCGCCGTTTTTCCGGGCGCTCCCGGCTGGACGTGTACATGAGCACGGAGAATCCTGCCACGGAGAAGCTCGGCGATTCCGCCATGCGCGACCTGTTCTGGAGGACCACTGCGCGCCCGTCCCGCTTCACCCCGCAGGGCATCGCCATCCAGGTGGAGGGCGAGGAGTACAGGTATGACGTCTACGCGGCGCCGGACGTGCCAGATCTGGACTGGAGAGACCGCAACATCGGCCGCGAGTTCTACGTGCAGTTCGACCAGCGAAACATGGATAGCGTGCGCCTGCTCACCAAGGATAGCTACGGCTTCCGCTTCGAGGCCGACGCGGCGCCCTACCGGATCATCCCGCGCGCCCTGCAGGATCAGACGGCGGAGGACCGCCGCTTCATCCGCCTGCAGGATGAGCGCAACAAGGTGCACGCGATCCGCCGCGAGAAGGAGACCTACTCCCTGCTCGTCGAGCACGGCATGGCGCCTGAGCAGCACGGCCTGAAGAGCACCGGTATCACCGGCTTCAATGAGAACCGCTCTACCTACCAGCGCCTGGAGGAGCGGGCCGACGCCGAGCTGCGCAGCATCCCCGAGGAGCCCGCGCCCGCGGTGATCTACCCGGAGAGCGAAGGACGCTTCACCAAGGAGGAGAGCATGCAGACGCAGTACGACATCGCGGCCGCGCTTGACCGCTTATGAGAATAATATGGAATTGAAGGACAAATACAAGCTGCTGCGGCAGATGTTCAATGCCCCCGAGGACGAACACTTCGGAGCCACGATCCAGCGAGTCTTGGACTCCACGGAGCGGAACAGATATTATGATGAGTACCTGGAAGTGTTCCCCGACTTGGCAAAGGACGAGCTGCGCTCCTGCTGGCAGTTCTGGTTCAGCGACCGCGAGGAGATGAAGCAGGACTACACGCCGGAGCCCCTGGCCGACCTCTGCGCCCACCTCCTGACGATGGCCGAGGGAAACCACCTCTTTGACTGCTGCGCCGGCAGCGGCGCCCTCACCATCGCCGTCTGGAACATACGACACGACATTGAGGCGTATTGCCAAGAGCTGGACGAGCAGGTCATCCCCTTGCTCCTGTTCAATCTCACCATCCGCAATATCTCCGGCAAAGTACAGAAAGCAAACGCCCTGACCGGCGAGGTTTTCCAGGAGTGGGAGCTGGTGAAAGGTGAGAAATACTCCACCATTTGCCCTCAGATGTTCCCCGAGAAGATTACAGAGGCAGACATTGCCATTTCCAACCCGCCCTACAACATCAGGGCAAACGGCAAGAAGCAGAACTTCGCCTTTGTGAGAAATTGTATGGAGATTGCCCGCCGCACCGTCATTCTCCTTCCTTCCGGCACACAGACCAGCAAGGATGAGATGGCGGAAAGGCAGCGCCTCTGCGAGCGGCAGTGGGTGCAGTCCGTGGTACTGCTGCCGGAGAATCTGTTCGAGAGTACCGGCATTCCCGTGACTATATATGTGCTGGACCGCCGCCCCAAAGACTGCGCCTACTTGGTGGACGCTTCCACCCTGGGCACAAAGTACATCAGGGATCAGCGCGGCGAAGGGTCCAACTCCAAGCGAATATACAAGAAGGAGACGGTCCGCTTCACCGAGCAGCAGGTGGCCGCCATTCAGCAGATGACGGAGAAGGAGGCCGGCGTGAGCCGCAGAGTGACCTATGCGGAGATGGCGGAGAGGGACTACTGCATGGCCCGCGGCCCCTATGTGCCGGTGGACATTGACGAATCCCACATCATTCACAGAGCCTATCCGGACATCATCTCGGATCTCAACAAGATTAACCGGTTGAGGAACACCTTGAAAGTGACAGTGAACAAAGTGTGGGCGGAGCAGCTGGGCCTCACGGCCTTGCTGGACCTCTCCGACCAAGACAAGCAACTATCAAAGGCAATCAATGAGCAGCTGGCCAGTATTGGCATCACCGACAAAATCATTGAGCCGGACTACATCGCCCAGACCAACAGCAAGGAGTTGAAGTTGGTGCAGGTGGACAAAGAGATTCTATCCCCCGTCTTTGAATCCTTTATTCCCTTGTGGTATCAGCACCTCCGGACCATGAACAATATAGAAAACATGCTGATGGAAGAGTTAAGGGATGCTCTTTTGGAGCCTTTGATGTCTGGTAGAATCGGATTCGTAGAATAGACACGACACACACAAAAAAAAAGACACAGATATGATCATCGAAGGAAAAAAGACCCAGATCCGCGACCGCGTGGCGCTGTACGTGCAGCGCTACCCGAGCCAGAACATGGCCGCCAACTCCCTGAAGGGAATCAGCGCCGCGACCCTGTCGAACATCCTGAACGGCAAGTGGGACAAGATCAGCGAGGAGATGTGGCTGCGCCTCGACGCGCAGATCGTCAAACACGAGGGCTGGCAGATCTTCTCCACGTGCGCCTACCGTGACATGACCCTCTACCTTGGCGACAGCCAGGCGCAGAGCTCGGTGATGTGGGTGACGGCTCCCGCCGGCACCGGCAAGAGCACCGCCGCGGCGAGCTATGCCGCGCTCAACCCGCACGTGTACCGGCTGACCTGCGCGTCCGACATGACTCGCACGGACTTTGTGCACGAGCTCGCGCGCCAGGTCGGCGTCCGCACGTCCGGCATGTCGGTGCGCGAGGCCTTCAGCGAGATCCTCCGTCACCTGGTGACGCTCGACAAGCCGCTGCTGATCTTCGACGAGGCCGACAAGCTGGCCGACAGCGTGATGTACTACTTCATCAGCATCTACAACGCCCTGGAGGACCGCTGCGGCATCGTCTTCCTGTCGACGGCCGCCATCAAGAAGCGCATCCGCCACGGCATCGAGCGCGACAAGAAGGGCTACGACGAGCTGGAGAGCCGCGTCGGCCGCCGCTTCGTCGACCTGTCGCCGGTCTACGCGAAGGAGGTCGAGCAGATCTGCTACGCCAACGGCCTGCAGGACCGCAATGCCATCAACCGCGTCAAGAGCGACGCGGCGGAGTACGGCAATGACCTGCGCCGCGTCAAGCGGGCGGTGCACCGCGAGCTGCGCCGTCTGGGCCTGTCCGGCGACGACAACCAGGAGCAGGAGGAGGCGTAGGCATGAAGAACGCAATCTCAGCGAGCCAGGCCCTGAGCGTGAAGAACCGCACGCTGGCCGTCTCCGATGAATGGCAGGAGTGCCTGGGCGAGGAGATCGCCCGCAACGGCATTGTCTTCATCTGGGGAGGCAGCGGCAACGGCAAGAGCACGGCCGTCATGGCCTTCGCGAAGATGCTTGCGGCATCCGGACGGGTGCTGTACGTCTCCCGCGAGGAGGGCTATTCGCTGAGCTTCCAGAACCGCCTGTCGCTTCTCGGCATGGCCGACTGCGGGGCCGCCTTCCAGGTGATCGACGAGGAGACCGTGGAGACGCTCACGGAGCGCCTGAGCAGGCAGCGGAGCCCGGACTTTGTGGTGATAGACTCCGTCCAGGTGATGGGCCTGTCCTACCGGGACGTCCGCACGCTGAAGGAGCGCTTCCCGCGCAAGCTCTTCGTGCTGGTCAGCCAGGTGCACGGCAAGCAGCCGCTGGGCCTGGGCGCCGAGAAGATGATGTACGACGCCGATCTCAAGCTCTGGGTCGAAGGGCACACGGTGTTCAGCAAGGGCCGCTTCATTGGTCCCACCGGGAGCCACGTGATTTGGAAGGAGGGCGCCGACCGCTACTGGAGAGGCAAGGAGAACACACAAGAAAATGACTAGATATATGGCTAAGAAGAGAACCTACACGAAGTTCTATGCGCTGCTTCGCAAGAACCCGCGCATCGACAAGGACGAGATGGTGCTGCAGTTCACCGACGGCCGCACCACGCACCTGACTGCGATGACAGACGAGGAATACGCCGAGATGGTCGACACCATCGAGCGGCAGACGGAGAACACCCGCGACGAGCTTCGCCGCTGGCGCAGCTCCGCGCTGCTGCGCATCGGCCGCCTTGGCATCAACACCATCGACAACTGGGACGGCATCAACGCCTTCACGATGTCGCCGAAGATCGCCGGCAAGCGCTTCTACGACATGACCGTGGCCGACCTGCAGGCGCTCGTGCGCAAGTGCGAGATGATCGCCCGCGCCGGTGGCCTTCGCACCCGTGACCGCGAGGAGGAGACGCCGGCGGCTGAGAGCACGCCGATCTTCGACCGGCCGGGCATCGTCGTGCGCGTCCGCCCGACCGAGGTCGCATCCTAAACGCATTTAATCATTGTTTAAACACAAGAAAATATGTCACGCAAGATGAAATCGTGTGAAGACACCACCCTGAAGGACAAGGACGGCAAGGCCATCACTGTCCACTGCTATGTCGCCGACGAGAGCGGCGCCAGCTACTACATCAATTCGTTCTGCCAGGCGGTGCCGACCGGCGAGGGCGCGGCCACGCCGCTGGAGGACCTGGTGAAGGCCCACCAGCTGCGCGTGCTCTCCGCCACGGAGGTGCTCCAGATCCAGGCTGCGAAGAACGGCGTCCCCGCCAAGAAGGCGGCAGCAGCTGCCGCGAAATCTGCAGCGCCCGAGAAACCCGCACGCAAGGTCCGCACGAAGGTCTTGAAGCCTGCGGCCGAGCAACCGGACCCCAAGCCCGCGGAAGCGCCTGAAAACGCCCAGAAACCGGGCAAACCGGCCGATATTAGCAAGGAGGAGATCAAGGCTGAGATGGAGATGCTTTTGCAGGCTTTCCCGGCCAAGCTGCTGGCCGCTGAGCTGCGCCGCCGCGGCTTCGTGTTCTCAGCTGTGAAACCCGTCGTAATCGAGATCTAAGCTATGGACGTCACGCCTGTCATTGGAATCCTTTGTATGGTCGGCCTGGCGGCGCTTTTTGTCTTAGCGATCGCCTTACTTATCGCCCTGGTACGGCTGGCCACCCTGGAGGAAGGGGAGCCCTTCTTCGAGGATGAAAGCGAAGATCCGGATAACGCGCTTTGATATGAAAGGAATCGTACCGGATAACGCGCCCGTGCAGCGCCAGGAGGTGAAGGCCCGGCAGCAGCGCCAGTTCCGCCTGATCGGCAGCTTGCGCCGCATCGCCGGCCTTCAGCTCTGGCAGTATGACCTCACCACCGGGGAGCTCTCCGTGGCGGACGTGAAGCGCACCGTCGAGATCGGAGTGGACCTTCAGCCGGTGTATAAGAACCGGACCGTGCAGAATGAGCTCTGCCTGTATGTCCAGGCGCTCAACCGAGAGAACGCCATGAAGCACGTCCGCCGCTATCTCAAGGAGTGCGGCTACAACATCAGGAACATATTTAACAAATAGCAATCATGTCAGAAAAGAACATTCAAACCCACCAGGTCGAGATGACCGCGGAGGAGCTGGCCGAATACGAGGCCTTCAAGAAGGAGCAGGCGAAGCGCCAGGCCGAGGAGCGGGTGCTGCAGCTGCGCGACAACTACGCCAAGATGTCGGAGGATTTCATCCGGAAGACCATGAAGATGCTGACCCCGCTCTCTGAGCAAATCCGCACCAAGAAGGCGGCCGTGCTGGAGGAGGCGTCCGCCCTGCAGGCCCTGAAGGCGGAGCTGCTCCAGATCTACGGCAAGAACATGCCGAAGTCGCACACCTTCACCAACGCCAATGGCACGCAGCGCGTGACCATCGGCGTGTATGAGACGGACGCCTACGACGACACCGTCGAGGAGGGCGTCGCTATCGTCAAGGAGTACATCGAAGGCCTGGCCTCCGACGCGAAGAGCCAGCAGCTGGTGAAGATGGTGCTGAGCCTGCTGCAGCGCACGCAGAACGGCGCCCTGAAGGCTTCCCGCGTGGTGCGCCTGCACAAGCTCGCCGACGAGTCCGGTGACGAGCGCTTCATCGAAGGCGTAAAGATCATCGAGAACGCCTACCGGCCGGCGATCAGCCGGACCTACATCCGCTGCGAGAAGCGCGAGATCGACGAGAACGGCGGCGTGGTCCATGACTGGGAGGCAATTCCCCTTGGAATGACCGAATCCTAAACCGCCCGAAGGCCATGAAGAGACAGCGTGACCAGCGACTGATCGAGAAGCGCAACGCGAAGATCGCGGCCAGGTATTACTACTGGACCGAGGTGATGCGCCTGCGCAGCGACGACGCCATCCGGCAGCTGAGCGAGGAGGAGTTCTTCCTGAGCGAAGCAACCGTTCTGCAGATCCTTCGGAAGGTCCAGCGCTACGGCGAAGAGGAGCTCCGGAAGATGGTCCGACTGAAAGGGCCGATGGCCAAACCTCCAAAGATCACTGCCGACATGCTGTCTCTCATGCCCGACAGGATACCACAGAAGTAATAACACGGCCCAGGGCGCCGGAGGCCCGCAGTACACAAAAACTACCATGGTCATATTACTATCGCATCTTTGCCAGTGTACTGCCAGCCGAAACTACGGCGCCCTTTTTCTATAAGATTAACTTATAAGTTAAATGAACACACAGATGAAAGAACTACACGACGAGATCGTCCGCATGGACCGCGACCTATCAACAGGGATGACGAGCCCGGAGGCCACCGATGAAGACCGGATCCGCATGAGCGCGAAGAGAGCTGTCCTCTCTGACCTGCTGGAGCTCGTCGATGCGCGCATCAATAAGGCCCCGGATGGCTACATCCGCAAAGAGACCCTGGTGAAATACCTGGAGCCCAAGATAGAGCAGCAGGCGCGCGTCGTGCTGATCTATGTGCAAGATAAATGCTTCGAGGGCGGCAAGCTCGCCGCCTACAAAGAGATCCTGGAAGACGTTAAAAAAATGTAGTTATGGAGCAAGGAAAACTGCGCGACAAGGAATCCTGGCTCTCCCGAGCTAAGCGAGTGAGAGACTGCGAGAATCTATTGCTGGAGGAGAAGATCGAGGGCCTGAATGAGATCCGGAAACTCAAGGATGAGCGCGACCGGTTGAAGGCAGACATCAAGCTGCGCGAGGAGCGGATTGATGAGCTGGTGCGGTCTTTCAAAGATCTGCAGGAAGCATACGAGCAGCTGGTGGAGGAGCGCGAGAAGATGCTGAAGAAGTCCCTGCGCGTCCAGAAGGTCAAATGTGGCCTATACACGTTTATCTACCGAACAAAGCATCTCGTCGAGCAGGATCTATCTAGGCTCGGTTACGAGAAAGGCGACGAGCTGCGGCTGGTAATAGTCAAGACGCCACTGGCGAAAATCGTAGAGAAGAAATGATTGTGGCGATTATCTTCTCTGTGATTGTGATCGCTTGGCTGGTGGACATTGCCTGCGAGCTCGTGGAAGCGATAAAACATCCTCTGGAAGATGACGAAGTCGTCGATGAAGAGGACGTCTACTCAAAATATTAAACATTAAACAGTGCGCCCCGGGAGATGAGAGCCCGGGGCGCTTTTTCTCTAGGATTGGGGACCTTCTACGAGAAAATGGTAGCGGGAGAGGGACTTGAACCTTCGACCTCCGGGTTATGAGCCCAGCGAGCTACCAGCTGCTCTATCCCGCGATGTGACTGCAAATATATGAAACTTTTTTCTATTTTCGTGAAACTTGTAAAAAGTTTCGCAAAAAGTTTCACTATTCGACGCCTTTTATCAGGCGCACGGTGATGGTGGGCGTTGCCTCCGTCTTCTCCATCTCCGGCTCGTCGAGCTCAGTCACCACGCAGGTGTAGGTCTGCTCGTACACCTTGATCCCGTGATTCCAGGTATAGAAGCGGCTGGAGGTCCGGATCAGCGTGGACTCCTCGTCGACACGGTAACCCTGCAGCAGCTTGTGGACCTTCCGGCGGAGCGCGGCGCGCTCCTCGATGCGGTCGGTGGTTGTGGAGCCGTAGTGCGTGTCGTCGTAGCAGTCGATGATCAGGCGCGCCCGGATGGTCGCGTCGCCCTTCTGGGAGAGGCCGGCGATGTTCGACCACTGGGTGTCCGGCGCGTCGATGAGCACGGCCGGATAGGTCAGCGGATAGGTGTCGCGGCCTTCCTGGTCTATCATCTCCAGCTGGCCGTAGTCCTCGTCGATGGTGGAGAGCTCCGGCATCTGCGCGCCGAAGAGGTTAATGAGATCTTGCAGTAATTTTTCCATTGTGATTGTGTATGAAATTTCGTATTTCGGTGTTGACGACATCCTTCACGATCTTGTCGACGGCCCGGTCCGGTCCCATGAAGTGGCGCCGCGGGATCTTGATGCGTCCGCCGGGCTTCTTCAGCGCCATGTTCTTCCAGAAGTCCGCCTCGGCGGAGCCCTTTCCGCGCAGCTCCTCGGCCTCGTAGTGCTTCGCCCAGAAGAACTTTTTCATGCGCTGCGTCACGGGGATCTGGTCGCCGTCATTGTGCACGGAGGCGTAGTGCACCAGGTTGCGGATGAGCACGCGCCCGGTCATCGGCACGTAGTCTGTGGACATCATCAGGTGGTTAGAGCCGGAGAGCAGCGGCCCGTACTGGCCGCCGGCGCCGCTGAAGCCCAGCTCGCGCCGCATCGGCTCCTGCCATTCCGGCCCGCTGTAGAAGCGGCCCTTGCGGAAGTTCTCCCGCACGGAGGCCTGCACGGCCCGGCCGACCTTCACGGGCAGCACCCGCTGCTGCAGGTGCTTGAGCTCCTTCAGGTCGTCCTGGATCATCTTATGAATGTCTGGTGCCGGCATATCAATAAAAATCGTAAAGTATTGATAATAATTTAACTTTTTTTTACCTTTGCGTTATATGGAAGTACCTGAAAAAATCAAGCGCTTTGCCAAGGCGGAGGATTTCCCGGTTGTCACGCATCTCGGCGACTGGGAAGGTTTCATCGTTTTCCTGGCCGACACGGAGGACGAGTGCTGCATCGGGCTTCCTCAGTACATCCTGTCGAAAGACAAGGACATCCGCTGGGCATCTCCGGTGGAGACCGGGAAAATCATGTCCCATTTTATCTAGGTTCTCGTCTGTTCGGCTTTCTCTTGCACACCTTCACGAAGTTCGGGTTCACGTTCAGCGTGTCGACCCTGTAGAACTCCATTGAGTATTCCCGGATCTTATTACCCCACTCCGCCTGGATCTCCTCCAGCGTGTAGCGCGTGCCGGTTTGCGGATCGTAGAAGAATCCGCCCTCGGCCGTTCTCTCGAAGGTGATGATGTGCCCGGACCGCTGCCCTTTCCAGCCCCATCTGACATGGTAGCGCCCGATTGCCTTTGCCTTCTGGAAGACGTGCTCAAAGTCGAGCGCGCCGATCTTAACGGGCTCGGCGTTTGTCTCCCGGTCAATCCATGCCTGCGTCGTGCGATATGACAGCTTGCGCGGCAAGGAGTCATGTCGCTTATTATTGCCGATCGCCTCGACGTTCCAGCCTCTCATTCTAAGCTCGTGGCTGACTACGCAGGACTGACAGTTCACCTGGTACATCTTCGCCTCCAAATACAAAGGGTTGCTGCGCATGCCGTCCGCCTCGTCAAAGGTCATCTCTTTTTTCGGGATCTTGATCTGCAGGCGCTCGGCGATCGCAGCTTCATTTGCCCGGATGGACTTACGCTCATTCCACTCGCGCTGGATCCGCTCCTTCTCCTCCTGGGTCCTCCGGAGGCTGGAGGGGCTCCGCTTTCGCAGGAGGTTATTGACTGCCTGCTGGGCGCCCGGATAGGCTTCGGTGAAGTACGGGTGCGTGTCGCTGAAGATCTGGCCGTCCTGGGCCGGGTTGTTGTCAAGGCCGGGCTGCGGCAGGGGCGGCGTCCAGCCGTTTAGCGCGGAAGCGTTCACCGGCTCGTCGGTCTGCTGCAGGGAGCACTTGCAGTTCCACCGCTCGCCGGGGCGGTGCTCCTGCCAGAAGGGATGGTCCACTGGCAGGGTGAGCTTCTTCGTCCAGTAGTGCTCATGGATCGGGTCCGGCGTGATGGACGTCGTCGGCATCCACCGGATGTTCGGCAGCACGTCGGCCTCCTCCAGGAAATGCTTCCAGTCGGCGGCCTGGTGGGCGCGGATCACGGCGGTGTCGTACTCCGTCTGCAGCCATGCGTGGCAGTAGTGGTCGGTCATGCCCTGGATGTCCAGCTTCCACCGGTCGAAGCTCTTGAGCTGGCCGGTGACCGGGTCGATGAGCTGCGCGGCGATGTCGTTCTGCATGCGGTGCGTCCGGAAGGCCGAGAAGACGGCGTTATTCGTCCGGAGCTCCTGCAGGAAACGGTCAGTGATCAGGGCCGGGTCGTAGCTCTCCGCCAGGCCCTGCGCCGTGGCCTCATTGAACAGGCGCAGCGTCTCCTCGAAGATGTGGCGCTCGATCTCCGTCCGGACGTCGATCCGCTCGTCGTAGATGGCGCGCAGGCCTTCGCTCAGGGCGCGGGCGCTGAACACCACCGGCAGCTGCGCGGACTCATTTCGGAAACCCTCCTCCGCCTTGCCGCTGCACGCCGGGCAGCTGCAGCGGTATTGGCTGTCGATCAGTAGGGCAAAGGACCTTCGGGCGCCCCGCCCTGCGGGGCCAGGCCGAAAAAACTGCGGAAGCGGTCGAAGAACCGGGCCTTCTCCTCATTGGACGGCTTCGGATTGTTCAGCTGCTCCGCGAGCTGGCGGGAGCGCTCCTCGGCGGCCAGGCGCGTGGCGTCGATGTCCCGCTTCAGGGCGTCGTAGTCGTCCGGCTTCTCGATGTCGAAGGTCTCGTAGAGATAGTCATCTGACATCGGCAGTCCCAGCTCCTTGAGCTTGGAGACCACGTTGATCTGGACCTGCTTGTCGTAGTATTTCGGCTCGACGCGCACGAACTCTCCGCCTTCGGTGTTCACGCCGAGCGCGGCGAAGATCTCCGTCATGTCGTAGTTCAGCAGGTCGAGCACGAACTGCACGTCGTCCTCCGTGATCTTCATCTGCTCCTTAGCCTGGACAGTGCCCAGGGCCTGCGTACCGTTTTTGTCGCTCTTCGTCGTCAGGGTGTTGCCCAGGACGGCGATGGACATCTCGTCGTTGCAGGCGCCCGTGAAGCGCTCGTAGAGGTCGTTTGTGCCGCTCTTCTGGCTGCTCTCGTGCAGCGTCATGTTGGAGCCCTCCGGATGGATGTAAACGGCGTTTGCGCCCTGCGCCCGCGCGTCATTGAGCAGGCGCTTGCGTGCCTCCTCGTCGCCGGCCGCGTAGGTATACTCCCGGATGGGCATGCCGAAGATCTGGCAGAACTGCGCCCAGTCGCCGATGTTGCCGCGCTTGTAGAGCGCATACGGCGCGCAGGTGGCGAGGTCGCCCAGGCCGCGCGGGTCGTCGCAGACCACCAGGCAGTTGGCGAAGACATCCAGGGGGACGCCGTTGACGTCGCGCTCGTACAGGAGGACCTCCTTCTTCACGGGGTCGTAGTGCTTGCGGTCGATCAAGTCAAAGGTGATCCAGCCCTGCTCGTCGCGCTTGAACTGGAAGAGGGAGAAGCCCCAGAGCTTCGAGTTGACGGCCTCCTTGATGAACCGACGGAACCACGGCGAGCGGATCTGGTCGTTCACCTCGTCCACGGGCTTGCCGTTCCGCTGGAACTCGAAGCGCTCCCGCGCGACGGCGGAAAGGCGTTTGTTGATGATGCCCTTCAGGTGGCCGTCGGTGGTGATGATGGAGCTGTAGATGTCGTACAGCTGCGCGCGGTTGTAGAAGTCGATGGCGCTTGCGGAGAGCAAGCTGTCCATGTAGCGCCGGATGTCGAAGTGGAAGAGCTCCGGCGACTGGAGGATGACGGTGAGGTTCGGCTGCGTGGGCGTGATCTGCGTGATGCCGCCCTGCGTGATCTGTCGCTTGGCCGCCGGGCGGCCGCGTTTTGCAAGTGTTGCCATATATTCTCTTTTTTACATGTGCGTGTCGTGCAGGATATTCGAGCGGATCTGCCAGGGGGAGGCTTCCGCCGCCGCCTCGGGGTCGAGCCGGGGCGCGTTTGCGATGGTGACCTTGCCGGCCGCGACGGCCTTCAGCCATTCGATGGCGCGGTCGTAGCGGTCCTTGCGTACCTGGGAGATCTTGTAGGGGTTGTGCTGGCAGAAGATGTGGTAGACGGCGATGTCGACGGCCATCATCAGCACCAGCTGGTTGCGCTCGGCGCCGGTGGCGTCGAAGATCGCCTCGGTGTCGTAGAACTTGTCCAGGTAGCCGCGCATCTCCTCGATGGCGCGGTCCTCGCAGATCTCCACGATGGCGGCGTCGGAGGTGTCGCTGTCGTGGCGCAGCAGGGCGTCCAGGATCTCCTTGTGGATGGAGGCGTCGTAGTCCTCCGGCTGTATGAATCGGCTCATAAAATGATATTTAATTTGCGTTTAACGTCAATTTCTTGTCACATCCTGCTGTTGCTGTCTATCAGGTCGCCGCGGGTGATCACGTCGATGCGGGAGGCTTCCATCTGCGTGCGGCGCTTCACCTCGGCGACGGCGCCCTCCAGGCAGTCGGGGCCGTCGGCGGGGAAGGGCAGCGTCGGCTCGAAGAGCTTGAACTGATCCAGCAGCTCGATCATGTGCGGGTTGTCGGCCTCGTCCTGGTTGAACAGCCACGCGCCGTTGCGGTCGATGGGCTCAAGGTTCGCCTCGATTCGTGCGGCCTTGTCGGTCTTCGGGCGGGCGTCGCCGGTGATGAAGAGGTCGTCGCCTCGGCGCGCGTTCTCCTCGCGGATGAGCGGCTGGAAGACCTGCTCGTAGAACGGATCCTGCAGGCTGTTGTTCTCTACCAGATAAAACACCGGCACGCGGCCGTTCACCCAGTCGCGCACCTGGTAGTACCAGTCTATGAACTGCGCGTTGGTGCACCGGTCGACGAAGGCCTTCAGCACGTAATAAGTGGTGTTCACCTTGCCGACGAGCGTCACGGCCTTCGTGGAGCTGCCGGCCTTGCCCTTGTTCGACGTCGAAGGGTCTCCGTAGCACACCAGGAACTTGAAACTCTTCAGGGGCGGCATCTTGCCAAGGGGGAGGTTCTTGAAGATCTTGCCCTCCTGGATCGGGTTGTTCATGTATTCCGCCTGGAAGGCGCCGGTGCTGATGGTCGCCTTCACGCGCTCGATGTGCTCGGGGGTGTTCTTCTGCGGCCAGCTGCTATTGCCGTCCTTGTCGACGATGTTCACGACGGTGTGCTTGTCGGCCTTCTTGCCCAGGCGTCCCACTACGGTGTCCTTGGAAATGAGGTTGCCCTTTGCGAGGATCAGCGTGGGCTTGTTGACGGAGCGCGTCGGGATCACCGCCCGCTCGATGAACTCGGTCTTCTTGTCGAGCGTCACCGGGTTGCGGCAGTCCTTGTCTGTGTCGTAGTCGTCGATGTCGATGATGTCCGGACGCACGGCCTCGTTACGGGTGCCTCGCGGGGCGTTGCCGAAGCCGACGGCGAGGAAGGTGAGCCCTTTCTTCGTGACGAAGTGCCCCTCCTCCCACTTGTCGGCGGATGCCTGCTCGCCGTAGAACTGCTTGATGCGCTGATTCGCTTCGAGGTTCGCGCGGTAGGGCGCCAGCAGGCGGATCGCGGCGTCCTGCGTGGCGCTGACCATCAGAAGGTAGTGCTTGCGGCCGGTGAGCATCAGGGCGAGCTCCAGCATCATGGAGATGGTCGACTTGGCCAGCTCGCGGCTCCAGCTCCACACCTCATACCACTCATCGTTCTTCCAGGCGCGGTTGATCGCGGCCACCTGGAAGGGCGCGAACTCGCAGCTGGCGTAGTTGGGGAAGAAGTATTTCATCCACTCGACGGGGTGCGCTTCGAGGTGGGCCTTCTTCTTCAGCAGCTCGGCTTCGGTCAGGTCCTCCATCGGGGTCTCCCGGCGTATGTTGTCCCGGAAGGCCTCCCACTCCTGGAGTGCTCTCTTGTCGATCTCTTTCATAACCTAGCGCAGCTTGTCTTTGATGAAGGCGTCCCAGAGATAGCTGATCTCGACGGCCTTCTGGGGGTCGGTGGTGCGCACGAAGGACAGGAAGGCGATGCCGGCGTTGACGTACTCCCGGATGCCGCTCTCGCTTTCGATCTTGCTGATGGATGCGGAGAGCTTCGAGAGGATGTCCGCCTCCTTGGGCGTGGGGATGCGCTCGGCCTCCGGACGGTCAAGGATGGCGTCATTGATCGTCTGCACGTGGGCGTAGAGGTTCTTGAGCATCTTGTCCTTGCCGACGGTCATCGAGGCCTTGATGTCCTTCCAGCCTTCCTCATTCGCCCAGCGGGCGATGGTCTGCCGGGTGGCGCCTACCTTGTCGGCGATTTCCTCCAGGGTGTAGTCGCCGTGCAGGTAGAGCTCCTTGGCGATGGTCTTCTTCTGCGTGTTCTTGAGTGCTGCTGCCATAAGCAAATCTTTTCGCAAAGATTGCTTTTTATTATGGTTTTCGCTAATCGTGATTTAATGCGATAAAACGCGATTTAATCAGTTATATTGCGGTATTCGATGGCGTAAATCCTTCGTTTTTTTCTTCGCGAAAGAATGTGCATTTTTGCGATGCAACCCGAGAATAATAATATTAGCTTATGGCAAAATATAATTTCCTGAATGTCGTCGTCACCTCTGAGGCCAGCGCGTCCCTGATGCTCTACGGCCAGATCGGAGGGGAGGACGGTGTCAGCGCCGAGCAGGTGAACGCCGAGCTGCTCTACCTGCAGCAGGACTATCCGAACATCGACGTGCACATCAACTCCATCGGCGGGGAGGTCTTCGCGGGCATCGCCATCTACAACGCGCTGCGCGCCTCGAAGTCGAACATCAAGATCTTCGTCGACGGCCTGGCGGCCAGCATCGCCGGCGTCATCGCCCTGTGCGGCAAGCCCCTCTACATGTCGTACTACTCCCGCCTGATGCTGCACCAGGTGAGAGGCGTATGTAAAGGAGGCGCGCGCGACATGCGCACGTATGCCGACCAGATCGAGTCCCTGGAGAACTCCCTGGCGGAGATGATCTCCGCGAAGTGCGACATGAGCGCCGACGCCGTGAAGGCGGAGTTTTTCGACGGATCCGATCACTGGATGACCGCCGAGGAGGCCCGCCGCCGCGGCCTGTGCGACTCCATCTACGACATGCCCGGCCAGGAGGCCCTTGGCGCGGCTCCCACGGCGGAGGCGGTCTACGCTTTCGCGAACAGCCTGAAGAACAAACCATCAACTTCAAATAAAATGGATTTTTTCAATGAACTCAAGAAGGAGTCTTCCTTCCAGAATCTGAGCGAAGAGCAGTCTCTTGCCCAGATCCGCACGCTCGCCAATGAGGCGGCCAAGGTGCCGGCCCTGCAGGCGGAGATCGACGAGCTCACCGGCAAGCTCGAAGCTGCCAACAAGAGCGCCATCGAAGCGTACCTCAACCAGGCCGTCGCCGACGGCCGCATCCCCAAGGACCAGGTCGAGTCCTACACGGCCCTCATGCAGGCCGACGAGGCGAATGCCCGCAAGGTCATCGACGCCCTGCCGAAGAAGAACCAGGCCCCGAGCATCAAGGACCTCCTGAACGGCGCCGGCAAGGGCTCCGCCGCTCCCGAGAACAAGGACCTCGCGCAGATGACCTGGGACGAGATCGACCAGGCCGAGCGCCTCGCCGAGCTCAAGGACAAGCACCCCGAACTCTATGCGGCCAAGTACCGCGATAAGTTCGGCGAGTAATCCGTGAAACCCGAAAACATTTAGCAATATGGCAGTTCAAAAAGAAATTTGGCAGAGAACCATCGTTGAAGGTCTCTTCGCCGACGAGAGCTTCCTCTCTCGCGCCGTCAATGACGACATGTACGTCAATGAGGGCAAGAAGGTGCATATCCCGAATGCCGGTGCCCCCTCCGGCGTCGAGGTGAACCGCGCCTCCCTCCCCGCCAACGTGTCGAAGCGCATCGACCAGGATGTCGACTACACCCTGGACGAGCTCACGACCAACCCGATCCTCATCCCTTACGCCGACATGGTCGAGCTGAGCTACAACAAGCGCAACAGCGTCATCGACCAGGACCGCAAGGAGCTCTTCTTCAAGGCCGCCGAGGCCATGCTGGCCAAGTGGCTCCCTGACTCCAGCCACCGTGTGAACGTCTCCGGCAAGGCCGTGCCCGCCTGGACTCCGTCCGCCACCGGCATGCGCCGCTCCATCAGCCCGGCCGACGTCTCCGCCCTCCAGGTGCGCATGAACGCCGACAACGTCCCCCTGACCGACCGCTACCTCCTGCTCGACGCGCAGATGTACCAGCAGCTGCTCGACGGCATGACGCAGACCCAGGCCATCGGCTTCTTCCAGGCCGCCGACGTCAAGCGCGGCGTCATGGGTATGCTCTACGGCTTCGAGGTGATGGTCCGCTCCAGCGTGTACCGCTTCGCCGCCGACGGCACCCTCAAGCCGATCAGCGCTGACGGCGCCGCCACCGACCTGGCCGGCGGTCTTGCCTGGCAGCGTGACTCCGTGTCCCGCGCCCTGGGCGAGGTCGTGATGTTCGACCGCGTCGACGATCCGACCTACTACGGCGACATCTACTCCTTCCTGGTGCGTGTCGGCGGTGCGATCCGTCGCTACGACAAGAAGGGCGTGTACGCCGTCATCGCCGGCGCCGCTACCGCTGTGACCGGCCTGGAGATCGACGACACCGACATCGTCCTGGAGATCGGCGACACCCAGACCGTCGTCGCCACCGCCACGCCGAACACCGAGTCCGGCAGCACCCGCTGGGAGATCGGCGATGACTCCATCGCGTCCATCAGCACTGGCGAAGGCGCCTCTGTGGTCGTCACCGGCAAGGCTATCGGCCAGACCGTCCTGAAGGCCTCCAACGGCGGCCAGGAAGTCCTCGCCATCGTCACCGTGACCGACGTCGAGGTGACCGCCCTGTCGCTCGACGACACCGACATCGACATCGCCGAGGCTGGCACCCAGCTCGTGACCGCCACGGCCACGCCGTCCAGCGAGTCCGCGAAGACGAAGTGGGAGATCCTCGACGAGGCCGTCGCGACCATCAGCGACGACGAGGGCGCCTCCGTGACCGTCACCGGCGTCTCCGCCGGCCAGACCATCCTGAAGGCCAAGAACGGCGAGGCCGAGGCCTACGCCATCGTCACCGTGTCCGCCTAGTCGGCCACCCGTTGAATGTGAGCCGCCTCCGGCCCCGCCTGGGGCGGCTCCTTTTAAATCGAATTATCCATGCTTCCTAGAGTAAAAATCAACTATCTCAACGGGCTGCTCGGCACTGCGCCGGAGAACCAGGACGGCCTGCTGATGCTCGTCGTGATTGGTGCGACCGCCGTGTCGTCCACCTTCGAGCTTGGCAAGCCCTACCGGATCCAGCAGCCTGCGGATCTGGCAGCGCTCGGCGTGACGGCGACCAACAACGCCCGCCTCGCGGAGCTGGTGGATCAGTTCTACGGGGAAGCTGAGGAGGCGACGCCGCTGTACGTGCTCGGCCTGGCCAACACCTACACGATGACCACGGCCTGCGACCACCTCGACGGCCCGCTCACCGCCATCATCCAGGGGCTCAAGGGCATCCTGCGCGGCGTGATCGTCGCGGAGGAGACCGCGGCCACGCCGACGGTGACGGAGGGCCTCGACCCGGACGTCTTCACGGCGCTCCCGAAGGCCCAGGCGCTCGCTGAGTACGCCGCCTCTCACTTCTATTCCCCGATCTTCGTCGTCCTCGAAGGCCGCGCCTATGCGGGCGCCTCCTCGCTGAAGGATCTCTCCAACCAGGCGTACAACCGCGTGGCGGTGTTCATCGGCGACACGAAGACCGCCCTCGACGGCACCACCGTCGTCTCCTCGAAGGACGCCGCCGTCGGCGTGCTCGCCGGCCGCATCGCGTCGGTCCCCGTGCAGCGCAACATCGGCCGCGTGGCCTCCGGCCCGCTGTCCGTCGAGTCGTTCTACCTTGGCGCGTCCCTGGTGGACAACGTGATGGCAGACGTGGAGACCATCTACGGCAAGGGCTACATCACCCCGCGCATCTTCTACAGCGTGGACGGCTACTTCTTCACCGACGACCGGATGGCGTGCAAGGCCACCGACGACTACGCGCACCTCACGGCGCGCCGCACCGTCGACAAGGCCGCCCGCATCGCCTACCTCACCCTCCTGCAGAAGCTCCTCGACGAGATCGAGGTGAACACCGACGGCACCATGCAGGCCCCGGTGCTCAAGAGCTGGCAGGCGGACGTGGAGAACGCTGTCAACCAGGAGATGACCGCCGCCGGCGAGCTCTCCGTTGTGGACGGCTCCGGCTGCGCGTGCTACATCGACCCGACCCAGAACGTGCTCAGCACGTCGAAGGTGGAGGCGACGCTGCGCGTGCGTCCCTTCGGCTATGCCCGCGACATCATCGTGAACCTGGGATTCCTCACCAACATCGAAAGCTAGACGCCTTATGTTCAACACTAGAGAATACGAGTGGTCCGATGTGACCGTAGTGCTGGGCGGCAAGAACGTGGTCGGCCTGCGCGGCATCAGCTACAGCGCCGCCCAGGAGAAGGAGGCCCTCTATGCCAAGGGTAACAAGCCCCACAGCATCCAGTCGGGTAACAAAGCCTACACGGGCTCCATCCGCCTGCTGCAGTCCGAGCTGATCGCCCTGCAGAGCGGATCCCGCACCGGGGACGTCCTCGACATCGCCTTCGATGTCGTCGTGGCTTACGGCAACCCTTCCAAGGGTGACGTGATTCACACCGACCTGGTGCGCGGTGCCCAGTTCACCGAAAGCCCGAAGTCGCTCAACCAGAACGACAAGTTCATGGAGATCGAGCTGCCTTTCATCGCGCTCGACATCCTGAACGACTACCGCTAGATCTTCCGGAGGGCCCGGCCACCCCGGGCCCTCTTTTTAAAACACACACAAAACACTGATTGAAATATGTTCAACTACACCGCAGACCAGCTCAAAGACTGGAAGAAGAAATACGGCGAAGACAGCGTTTTCGAGGTCATCGCCGAAGACAAGAAGGCCATCCTTCACAAGCCCACCCGTCAGGACCTCTCCTTTGCCAACGCCGGCAGCTCGCAGGGGCAGGACTCCGTCAAGTTCTGCGAGCTCCTGCTGAAGCAGTGCTGGATTGACGGCGACAAGGAGATCCAGGAAAACGACGACTACTTCTTCGGCGTCGTGCCCGTCCTGACTGAGCTCAGCAAGTATAAGGAGGCCGAAATAAAAAAGCTCTAGCGCTGGCCGACGGAAGTCCGGAGAAGGACTTGATCGGCTACCTGAACACGGAGCTGCGATACTACCTTCACCTCGACCCGGACACGCTGTCAGACCAGCAATGGGCGCAGACCATCGCACAGCTACGGCATATACGACAGACTGAAGCAGGACCCGCGAAATGAACACCGCACAGTACATCATCGACATCTCCGCCATCGGCGACCGCCCCACAATCACCCGGGTGGACGCCGTGCAGCGCAAGCTGGACGAGACAGACCGCACCGCCCGGCGCCTGTCCGGGCGCGTGGGCGGCCTCGGCTCGGCCCTCAAGTCGCTGCCGGGGGCGTCATTCTTCGCGAACCCGCTCGTGCAGCTCACGACGGGCATCGGCGTGGTGTCGAAACTGGGCATGCAGGCGGAGAAGACCACCACGGCCTTCAACGTCCTGGTTGGCTCCGAAGACAAGGCCGCGAAGATGCTCGGCGAGATCAACCAGTACGCGGATAACACGCTCTGGGACCGCTCGACGACGCAGGAGGCCGCGAAGACCATGCTCGGCTTCGGCGTCTCCACGGAGATGGTGACCAAGGACCTGAAGATGCTCGGCGACGTCGCGATGGGCGATAAGAACAAGCTGCAGCAGCTGGCCCTCGTCTTCGGCCAGATCAGCGCCGCCGGCAAGCTGCAGGGGCAGGACCTGCTCCAGCTTATCAACGCCGGCTACAACCCGCTGCTGGACATCTCCGCGCTCACGGGAAAATCCGTGGCGCAGCTCAAAGACGAGATGTCCAAGGGCCTGGTGACCTTCGACATGGTGCATGCCGCCTTCGAGCGGGCGACCGGTGCCGGCGGCAAGTTCAACAACATGACGCAGCAGATCGCCCAGACCACCTATGGAGCCTGGGAGCAGGTGAAGGGTAAATTCCTGGGAGCCATGCTTCAGATCTACGACGTGATCCAGCCCGCGCTCATCCCCGCCATTAACGCGCTCGGCAAGGGCTTCGAGTTTGTCGGCAAGGCGGCGAAGTGGGTCGGCGACAACTTCAAGACGATCCTGAGCATCCTGACCCCGCTGACTGCGGCCGTCGTCGCGTACAACGCCGTCGTGACCATCTCCCGGGCGCTCACCAACGGCTGGACCATCGCCACGCGGGCGCAGTACGCCGCGCTCCTCCTCCTGGAGAAGGCGCAGATGCTCGTCAACGTGGTCATGGCCGCGAACCCGATCGGCATCGTCATCGCGGCCGTCGCAGCGCTCACTGCCGCCGTCGTGATCTGCTGGAACAAGTTCGCAGGCTTCCGCGCCGTGGTTCTCACGGTGTGGGACACGCTGAAGGGCTTCGGCGAGGTCATCAAGGTCTACGTGCTCGACCGGATCCAGGGGATGATCAAAGGCCTGGGAAAGGTCGGCGAGGTGTTCGCCAAGCTCTTCAAGGGTGATTTCTCCGGGGCGTGGTCCGCGGCAAAGGAATCCTTCAGTCTGATCTCCGGCGTCGACGCGAAGCGCGCTGCCGCCCAGGGCGCTCGCGACGTGGTCGACAACATCGGCTACTCGCACTGGAGCCATCTCCAGCAGGAGCGCTCGAAGCAGCGGGCGAAGGACTCCATCAGAAAGCCCGAGGCCGCGGGCGGCGTGGCCGACGACTCCGCCGGCCTGAGCGGCGCTCCCGGCGCCGGCGCCGGAGCTGCCGGTAGCGGCAAGATTGCGAAGGACATCGCCACCGGCGGCACGCGGAATACCTCCATAACCATCAACGTGTCGAAGTTCTTCGATGACGTGAACATCACCACGATCAACGGCACCGACATGCGGCAGCTGCAGAACGCCATCCTGGAAAGCATCAACCGGTCCCTCGAAATCGCAACCAGCGCAGCACGATGAGCACGAACAGATACATACTCGAAGACCTGGTACGGCGGCTCCCCGCGGGCGCCGTGCCGGACGGCTACAACGTGCAGATGCTTACCGAAGAGCAGCTGCAGGACATCGTCGTGGCGAATGCCATCGGCGTCCCGATGACCTTCCCGCTCTACTTTAAGGTGGAGGGCGGCGAGTGGTGGCTGCTGCCCTACGAGCCCCAGATCACCCTGCAGGGCACGAACATCATCGTGAAGAAGCAAGTGTCGAAGGGCTCCGTGCGCGGCACGATCAAGGAGCGCTGGTCCCAGGGCGACTACCAGGTGAACATCAACGGCATCCTGATCGGCGCCAAGGGCGCATACCCCAGCGCCGACGTCAAGCTGCTGCGCGCCTTCTGCGAAGCGGGCCGCGTGCTCGTGCAGTCCCCGCTGCTGGAGATCTTCTCCATCAACCAGGTGGTCATCGAGAGCTGGAACATGCCCTTCACGGCTGGCGCCGCGAACCAGGCCTATTCCATCTCCGCCCTGTCCGACGACATCTACAAGCTGCTCCTCCGGAAGGAGGACCTTAAACAGATATAGAACATGTTCACGATGCGCTTCGACATACAGGTGGGTTCCTGGAAGCTCGGCATGGTCGAGAAGGTCTCCGTGCGCCGCTCCGTCGAGGAGCTGGCGGACACGGCCGTCATCACGCTGCCGGGCGCGGAGTACAACGCCGCCCTGCAGGTCGAAGACAAGATCCACCGCGGCGACCGCGTCATCATCAACCTCGGCTACGACGAGATCGGCATGGTCCAGGAGTTCGTCGGGTGGGTGCAGCGCGTCGGCACCGACGGCGGCGCCATCACCCTGGAGTGCGAGGACGACCTGTATCTCTTCCGCAAGGCCCTGCCGGATGCGCAGCTCAAGAACGTCACCCTGGCGGCCCTGCTCGACCATGTGGTCAAGGGCGTCGGCGGCGGCTTTACCGTGGACTGCTCCTACAGCTGGACGTACCAGAGCTTCGTGATCAGCACGGCCACCGGCTACGACGTCCTGAAGAAGGTGCAGGAGGAGTGCGGCGCCGACATCTACATCGAAGGGAAGACCCTGCACGTGCACGGCCCCGGCGAGAAGGTCGGAAACACCGTTTACTACGACTTCACGAAGAACGTCCAGGAAAGCGACCTTACCTACCGCCGAACCGAAGACCGCAAGGTCCGCGTGGTGGTGAAGGCCCTGCTGCCGGACGGCAAGGTGAAAGAGCGGGAGTACGGCACCACCGGCGGCGACCGTGTCACCGTGCGGGCGATGGCATCGGACGACGAGTCGATGCGCCTGCGCGGCGAGAGTGAGCATAAGCGGCTCACCTTCGACGGCTACGACGGAAATATCGTCACGTGGCTCGTGCCCTACATCAAGCCCGGCGACAAGGCCGAGCTGCAATACAAGGACGGCGCGTACTATGTGCGCTCCGTGGAAACTGAGTTCAGCGCCGACGGCGGCAAACGCACCGTGGAGCTGGGCTATAGACTGACATAATGCCATGACACCCGAGCAGCGACTGATCAGGAACATCAAGGCGGCCGCGGGCCCCCGCGAGATCGCCGTCTACCAGGGCATCGTGTCCTCCGTCCAGGAGAACACGTGCACGGTCCGCTTCGGCGAGCAGGAGGTGTCCGGCGTCCGGATGCGCGCCTCCGTCACCGACATCGCGAAGCAGCTGCTTATCGTCCCGAAGGCCGGCACGGCCGTGGTTGTGGGCTCCCTCTCCGGGGACCTCTCCGACCTGGTGGTGCTCCTCGTCGACGAGGTGGATCGCATCGAGCTGCACGGTGCCCAGCTGGGCGGCCTGGTGAACATCGAGCCCCTCGTGGAGGGGATGAACGCGATCGTGCGGGCCTTCAACAGCCACACGCACCAGGTGGCCACGGGAGCCGTGGTGACGCCAGGCGGCAATAACACCGCGCCGGTGCCGGTTCCGGCGCCCAGCCGCAAGCTGGACGAATTTGACCGGAAGGATTTGGAAGACACAACCGTACAACACTGATATGATCGGACTGCAGCTTATTGATTACGACCTCGCCGTTAGTGTGAGGCACGACGCCTACGGACGTATCGCCGAAGGCGTGCAGCTGGGCGACATCCTCGCGCAGAACCAGGCGCTGATCCTCGCCCTCCACAAGGGCGACCTGAAGAGCGACGTGTCCGTCGGCGTGGGCATCGACCGCATGCTGCTGGACAGCGAGCGCCTCGTGTGGGAGCGCGAGATCCAGGAGCAGCTGGAGATGGACGGCCAGAAGGTGGAGTCGGTGGTGGTCACTCACAAGGATATACAAATAAAAGCTACATACTGATATGCTGAACACTTTACGCAACCTGTTTGTGACGATCTTCGGCGTGCTGCTCGGTTACTTCGCGCCGCTGAAGGACATCGTCTTCGTGATCTTCTTTGTCTTTCTGCTGAACTGCCTCTTCGGCCTGCTGGCCGGCGTCGGCGTGGAGGGCGAGCGGTTCAACCTCAAGAAGTTTTTCCGCTGCATCTGCGAGACCCTAGTCTTCTACGTGGTGGTCCTGTCGATCTACGTCATTGGCGAGAAGATGGGCAACCCCGCCGGAGCCATCCAGTGCATCAGCGGCGTGGTCTACGCGATCATTTACTTCTACTTCGTGAACATCCTGCGCAACGCGCACAAGCTGCTCCCCAAGACCAAGGTGATCCACTTCCTCTACTACGTGCTCAGCTTCGAGGTCATTAAGAAGATCCCGTACCTGGCGCAGTACCAGGAGAAGAAGGACGAGGTCGAAGAGGCGCTCAAAAAGGAGGAGGACTAGCGATGGGTACGATCACCAAGCACTTCTCCTACCGGGAGTTTGAGATGAGCGCCACCGCCGACCGGCTGGACATCTGCAACGTCATCGTCGACGTGCGGGTGCGCAACGCCATCCGTGCGCTCGTGCTCAACGTCCTGGAGCCGCTGCGCCTGGATCTCGGCATGCCGGTGCACGTCTCCTCCGGCTATCGCTGCTCGGATCTCAACCGGGAGGTGGGAGGCACGCCTGACTCGCAGCACGTGCGCGGCGAGGCGGCGGACATCTACGTCGTCCAGAAGGACGGCACCCGCATGCCGCCGGTGGACGTGGCGCGCGCGATTGTCGCGTTGAACCTTCCCTACGATCAGCTGATCCTCTATCCGACCTTCGTGCATGTCAGCCACAAGCTCTCCGGCGCGCAGCGTCACCGGATCCTGTATAACAAGTCCTACAAGGGACCCGAAGTATAAGAACCTATGCGGAAGTGCATACTTTCTTTTTTTTGTGTGTTGGCGCTGGCCGCCTGCTCCCCGAAGATTTTCTCCGGAGTGCAGGAGGCCAGGGCCTCTACGCACGCGCAGCTGTATGACAGCGCGGCCGTGAGCCGGTGGGTCAACGCGAGCCTCCAGGAATACATCGACAAGCACTTCGAGCGCGTCGAAAACGTCCGGACGGAGACCGTGCGCGAGATCCTCTCCGCGCCGGACAGCGCGGGCGTGCAGCACGTCGTCGAGCGGAGCACCACGCACACCGTCTCTGGCGCCCGCACGCAGGCGGGATCTTCCTCGCAGAAGACCCAGCAGCTGGAGGAGCGCCGCGACAGCGTGGCCGTGGCGGACAGCGTCCGCACGGAAGAGGCGGAGATCTACGAGGAGATCGAGGAGGCGCCCGCGAAGCGCGCGCCCTGGCTCCCGTGGTACGTGTACGTCGGTGGCCTGGTGGCCGCGCTGCTCTGCGGCCTGTATCTGGGCTGGAAATATAGGAGGACCGCGATATGATCGAAGTGAAGGTACGCCACCGTCAGACGCTCTCTGACATCTGCTTGCAGGTCTACGGAACCCTCGACGGCATCGTCGCGCTCGCCCTGCAGAACGGCATCCCCGTATCCGGCGAGCTGCAGCCCGGCCTGGTGCTCAGCTGCCCGGACGTCACCTACGACAACTACCTGCAGACCTACGTGCGGAAAAACGCCATCGTGCCGGCGACGGCCGACGACGGCCGCGGCGAGATCTCGCAGCGCATATTTACCGAAGAATTTACCGAAGAATTTCAATAATGGCACGCACTATTCAACAGATCAAGTCCGCGATGACGCAGGAGTTCATGACCGACAGCGTCATCCGCGAGCGATACGGCATCACCGGCGACGCGACCTTCGACGGCACCTTCAGCGCGGTCAGCCTGGAGAACATCTGGTTCTCCATCGTGGCATCCGCCATCTGGGTGCTGGAGTCCATCTACGACGTCTTTCGGTCCGACGTGGACGAGAAGATCGCCGGGGCGGTGGTTGCCTCCATCCCCTGGTACCACAAGATCGCGCTGGAATTCCAGTACGGCGATAGCCTGGTGTTCGACGAGAAGACGCAGCAGTTTGTCTATCCGACCGTCGATCCGACGAAGCAGGTCGTCAAGTTCGCCGCCTGCCGCGACGTCGGCGGGGGCGTTTACGTGCTCGCCGCTGCTGCCGACTCGGCCGGGAATCCGGTCGCGCTCTCCTCGGGCGTTTTATCGGCGTTTGAAAGCTATTTGAAGCAGCGTAAGCCGGCGGGCGTGATCCTGGAGGTCGGCTCTTTTGATCCGGACCTGGTGCGAGTCAACATGACGGTGGAGTACGACCCGCAGGTGATCAATGCGTCCGGCGAGCTCATCGCCGACCCGTCCGTCAAGCCGGTGGAGGCCGCGATTAATGACTACCTGCACGACATCTTCTTTGGCGGCGTGCTCAACAAAACCAAGCTCGTGGACGCCGTGCAGGCTGCGCCGGGCGTCAAGGACATCCTCCTCGGCGGCGTCTTCGTCAAGTCCGCCATCTCGTCCTCCTATGAGACCGTGGTGGGCAATAACTACAGCAGCTACAGCGGCGCCTTCAAGTCCAACAATCTTTCCGGAGGGATAACGTATGTTTTATCGCTTTGATGTAGACCGCTGGATCATTCACCAGCTGCCACCGGTGCTCAGGCGTCCGGTGGTGTACTCCTTCCTGCGGGCGTTTCTCTATCCGCTCAAGCAGCTCATGCAGGCCTTCACAACCTACCGCGAGGCGGTCGTGGCGCAGCTGAGCTACAACGCCTTCGAGATCTACCTGCAGAAGTGGCTGAATGACCTGTTCTTCTACGAATACGACGACATCTACATCACCGACGAGGAGATCCCTATCCCGGCGCTTTCGTTCTCAAATGAAGGCGATGCGCCGGTCTACATGACTGGCATCGACGAGGACCCGACGGTGCCGCTGAATCTGTTCAGCTCGCAGCCTGACAACCGCATCGGCGCCTTCGTTGTGCACGTGCCGGCGGCAATGACCGCGGCCGACATATCTGTGGTGGAGCAGTGGGTCAATTATTATAAGTTCGCAGGAACGCAATATAGAATAGAGCAATATGGATAAATTTCTGACTTACCCCGGGAAACAGCCGGTTTACCTGGGCGACATCAACTTCATGCAAGCGGCTGCCAGGGATGCCTTCGAGAACCTGATGAAGGCCTACACCGGGCGCAGCGACGCCAACGCCATCCTTTACGGTGTGGAGCTCACCTACGCGCTGAATACCGTCAGCTGGACGGCCGGCGTCGTGTGCATCGCCGGAGAGATTCTGCCGATCTCCGCCGGCATGACATCCGCCGAGGGCCCGTACTATTTTGACATCGTGTCCACGGCGGGCGGCCAGCGCACGATGGGCGACGGCACGACAAAGTCATGCTGGGAGGAGCGCGCTGCGACCATCACGAGCTCGGTGACGGATTATCCGATCTCCAGCTTCAAGCGTGTGTCTCCAGTCGATACGGCGACCGCCCGTGTGCATAATTTCGACGGGATCACCAATCTGGACGACCGCTACGCGCGCCTGTCGAACTGTGGCGGCGCCTTTGTGCTCTCCGTGCGTCGGCCCAATCTCTCCGAAGCGACGCCCATCCTGTTCCAGGGGGATATTTCCGATCTCACCGACGGGGAGCTTCAGAAGTTTGGCGCAAGCGAGGCGCCTCAAAGCATGATGTCAATGGTTTACGGGGGTCCGGCGGATCCTTCATCCTATACCGAAAACTATTATGCGCTGGTGCGGATCTCCTGGTCTATCGTGTCCGGAAAGCTGCGGGTAATGGTGACCAGTGGGGTTTCCATCATCGAGACACTTTCCTATCCTTACGAGGTCCACGCCGTGCTGCCCGTCTTCTAGTAACCTGTGAAGTATTTGTAAAGTATCTAGTAAGTAATCAATAAAGCTATGCCTACCCTTCAAGAAATAATGCTGCGCGCACAGGCGCTCCGCCAGGAGACGGCCGTCGACAGCATCTCCCCTGAGCGCGCCGGCTCCATCATGTACGACACGCTCGCATACATCAACCAGATGCAGCTGCAGGGCGCGAACCCGCTGCTGATCTCTAAAATCTACGCCTCCGTCGAAGCGATGGAGGCCGACTCCGCTCCTGTCTCCGACCTCACCGGAGAGCCCCTCCGCCCCGGCCAGGTGGTCGTCATCGCTACCGGAGATCCAGACGATCCGGACGAAGGCGTCGTCTACCGCTACGACGGCACGGAAGACGGAGCCAGCAGTTGGACTGCCGTTGGAAAGATTGGGAACGTGGAGCCGGTCGACAGTCTGGACTCCGACAGCACGCAGCTTCCCCTGGCAGCCCGCCAAGGCAAAGTCCTCGACGGCAAGATTACCGAGTTAGGCCAAATAGCAACTGCGGGGCCGTCTGTAATACTGAAAGATTATTTAACAAAGCGAGATGGTGCTTACAATAGTAATCCAGCAACCCGTAAGTGGCAAGACACTCTGGAAGACTTTGGTTTTTATACATATTTTGGCGTAGCAATTCCAGGAGCGTCTTTGACTATTTCAACGGGGGCGAAGGGAACTATTATCTATTTGCTGAAATCTCTTCCAATAGATAATCAAGATGTGGATTTTGCAGGCACAGAATCAGATTCCCTGATTGAAATCCAGGCAAATACAATTCAGGACATAGTTATCCCTTCTTCGGCGGCTTATTATGGAATTGTAGAAAATGTCTTGGCATCGGGGGATTATGAGTTCCCACAATGCAGTATAAGTAAGAGTGGGGCGGAAATTCTGGATGGGAAAATAGAATCGTTAATAGAATTAACATCAATTATTCCTACTTTAGCGCAGCAATTCAAAAATATAGGATTATCAGCATTTGATATTAATGCCCTACAAATGGGGATTATATCATTTATTTCAACATCAGTTCCGAGTGGATTGCCAAATGTGGATTATACGGTTGGAGGTTTGATAATTACAACAAGAGAAACGGACACCTCTTGGACTAATCAAGATAGGCAATTTTTGATTACAAATGACCATATCTTTGAAAGAGTTTATTATAATGGATGGACTCAATGGTATGGTGGTAGGGCAACAGGACTGATAAAAGAAACGACCACATCAGTCCCGACTATTGATACCCTAAAAACCGGATTGTCATCTTTTGTTTCATTATCGGTTCCTTCAGGATTTCCAGACCTTGACTATACTAAAGGATGTTTAATCATAACAGCAAGACAATCAGATGAACAACTGACAAATAATGACCATCAATATATATTTACGCAAGACGGATTATATACAAGGGCATATTGGAATGGTACATGGAGTGATTGGTTTGGCGATAAATTTCATCAGAAAAAAAATGTTATAGAGTGCGGTGTGGGAAAGCAATACACTACCCTCCGTTCCGCAGTTGCAGCGGCTATACAAACCAATGGCACAAAGGTAGTTGTCTATCCTGGAACTTATGATTTGACACAAGAGTTTGCAACAGAGTTGGCAAACCATTCTGGTACTGGCATTTTATTAACAAATGATGTTCATTTGCTATTTATGCCAGGTGCTTATGTTACCTGTATGGTTGATGTGTCAAATGAATGGGCATATACGAATTTTGAACCATTTAAAGCGGATGCGAATGGCGGAAATTTCACTCTTGAAAATGCAAATATTAATTGCAAAAATACAAGATATAATGTTCACGATGAGTTAGGTGGTAGAAATGCTCAATATATCCACCGATATATTAATTGTATAATGGAGCATCTTGATGAGAATCCTATTGCCTATTATCCACAATGCATTGGTGGCGGTCTTGGTACAAATGGATATATAGAGGTTATAGGTGGAAAATATAAATCTACATCACTCTATTATCTGACTGAACACTATACATCACCAGATGATATGCAGCAACCAATCACATACCACAATGGAAATAACGCTGCGTGTGATAGTAAAATTGTAATCCGTGATGTCTATTTGGCAGATAAGGGATACTTGCGTTTTGGCAATTATGGGCCATCAACAACATTGACACCCGTCTTTGTCTCCGGTTGCCGGATGTATAAACCTGTATTTTTAATGAATGAAACATGGGATTCCTTACAAGTGCAGAACTTTGAGGTTTTCTCGTTCAACAATGAGGTCGTCAATCCATAAAACCAACTAACTAAGAACACACTCTGGTCAAAAAATAAAACGCGCAGATGGTTTTTGATAGCCATTTGCGCGTTTCGATTTTAATTAAGGCGCGTTTCGTTTTTTTGATTATAAGCA